GTTTGTTGCATAGCGGGTAACCCATGAGATATAAACCCAGACCCAACCCACAAATTGGTTGCAGAATTTAATAAACTCAGAACAATTTGTCCTGATATTGGCCCTGCGTATGCAGCGTGCGTATTAAATCCCGTTGTTTCATTAGATTGGCCTACCACCGATGCCACAATAACTGCGCCAACACTTGTATACCCACTAGTAGATAAAGAACCAGAACCTATTTGAATACTTGTTTTGATACTTGCTGAATAAGTTAACCCCGCTATTAAGATGGTGATCCGCTTTGCCCATGATGGGATACCAGTAAAAGTAACGCCAGTTCCACTTGTTGGTGTTGCAACAGTGCCAGAGGTAATCCCCAGTACCGCACCTGAGTTGATCGTGACGCTTGCTGAACCATCTATTGTTACTGCCATGATTTAGCCTTCGTACATTATGTTGATTGTGCCAGCGTCAAAGGTGTCAGTGCCGTTGACGGTGGTGATGCGAACCATATTTAAAGTTCCAGCAAGTGTTTTTGCACCAGCGCTAAAAGCACCCGCACTTGAATCAGTATTAGATGTTGTTCCTTGAGCAGTCCAAATATTTGACCCCATTGCAGTTATAACAATTGCCCCGCCATGAATTGATGTGGCAGCTTGCATATATAAAGGAAAACCTGTGGTTGCGGATATGCCTCTAGTAGTATTAGCTGTATTAAATACCATACCAGAAAAACCGTTGTAACTAGTTGTTTCTGGTGTGCCACTAACACCTAATTGAATTAATATACCACTTGTACCATTTGTAGATACCGCACTAAACATGACTGTTACACGCTTAATCCAACTTGGCAGACTTGTAAAGTCAATGCTTGTCCCACTGGTAGAAGCAACAGCAGTAGCCCTTACGATCCTCTGCAACTGCGCCCTAGACGCATTGCTGTCAGTCCCAAAGAATTGACCATTGTATTCAAGGTTGCCTGTCGCTGGCGTACCAATCAGCGTGTCAGAAGTTAAAACAAGTATTGACATGGTTAAACCTTTGGATATTTATCTTTGACTGCTTGAACCAGTGCGGCCATTTCAGTAGGAAACACCCCAGCATGGAACAACGCATCAAGCTGATCGCCTATAGGTGGGTACTCTGCGGCTCTTTTGCGTTGATATTCAACAGAGGTAAAGTTTAATAAAATCTGTTGTTCAGTGGATTTCACCTCGTCCCATGTTGGTGGAATGTCACTTTCGTACCACTCAAGAAATTGTGAATATTCAAAACTATTTTTTGGCTCATCTGCTAAACGCCACTGTGCGTTAGGTCGTAAAATTGTTAGGGCTTGAGCAATCATTGTGCTATCTCCGTAATTGTCATGCTTGACACATAAACGCCACCGTATTTTGGATATGTTACAGAGCCGGGTACAACATTTAAAATTACAGTTGAAACACCAGTAGTTCCAATCCTTGCTCGAAATGTTGTTGAAGCAGTGGAACTAGCATCGACATATGCAGTTGCAATCATTGGCGCACCAACTTCTCTACCACCAGACCCATTAAGAGAAGTACCAACACTAAGTGCATTTGCCGTGGAATCACGAAAAAGTGCTAAAACCAAATCGTCAGACACATTGGTTGATTCCATTGCATAAATAAAGGCTTGGACATAAAGTTTACTTGTTGCAGAAACAGGAGTAATGGTGGCAGTTAGCACTTCAAATCCTTCAGTAATTTGAGGGATTGTGTTGTCTCCGGGTATTGCTGTTGAGCCACTTGTGTTTGCGCTTGTTTGACTTCTTACCATTTGCAACACAACGCCTGAAGTTGCGGTAGTAAGAACAGTTCCTGTCAATGCTGGAAGTGTCAGCGTGTTTGTACCCGCAACAGCAGGGGCAGAAATAGTTACCTGTCCTGATGTGTCTCCTGTTAAAACAAGTGAAGCCATTTCAATCCTCTACAAAACAACCCAGCGACTACCGCTGGAAACTGTGACTGTTTGACCAGATGCGACTGTTATTGGCCCTGCCGACATTGCAGAACTTCCTGTTGCAATGGTGTAGCTTGTTGCCACTGTTTGACTGTTTACCACAATACCATTCCCTGCATTTAATATTGATGATTGAAACTCACCAGTGCTAGGCTTGTAAAGCAACTTAGCATTGCCAGTGTAAATTGTAGTTGGTGTACCACTTGTAGCATTTGCAAACAGTGGGTAGAGATTGGTTGATGTGCTTGTATCGTTGCTAATACTTGCACCAGCGGTAACTGTTGCCCAACTGGTTGTAGAACCATTGGTAGTTAGGTATTTACCCGAATTACTTGTTTGGCTAGGCGCAAGAGCATCAAATGCCGCTGTTGCGGTAGTCTGTCCTGTGCCACCATTTCCAATTGCAACAGTACCAGTAACATTACTTGCAGTACCAGTGGTATTCTGATTGAGCGTAGGAATATCAGCGGCAACAACTGCCCTGAATGTTGGAACTCCAGCAGTGCCATTAGGTGCGGCTAGGAAATAGTTTGCAGTCTTAGATGCGTAAGGATTCTGAGTGTCACCATAACTTGCCGCCAAACTGATTGTTGGAGTTGTTCCACCAGTAGACGCAACAGGGGAGGTAACGCTAATAGAAGTAACACCTGTATTGGAAATAGTCACATTACCAGTAGCACCTGAAACAGAGATGCCAGTACCAGCAATGGCTGATAACACGCCTGAGTTGGCAATAGTGATAGAACCAGCACCTTCAGTGATGGTTATACCTGTGCCATCAGTTAGCGTGTTCTTTTCCCACAAATTTGTAGTGTCGTTATAAATTAAGACTTGACCATCAGTAGCATTCTGAGCAGACACATTGTGCAACTCATCCATCTCATAACCGTTTTGCACCTTAACAAGCAACTTACCTTGAGTTGGGTGGGCATGAGCAACAACAGCTACATAAACCAAATGGTTAGGCGCATAAGGCTTAGTTGCAGTCAAAGTTCCTGCTGTGGTTGGGCTTAGATAGAGTTGCGCTCCATCGGTATATGCTGATGTATTGAGATTTGAAATCAAACCAATGATGGTCACATATCCATTTGAGTTGTTAGATATATCAGCGGTAATCAAACCTAATGTTTGGGCTGAATTTGTGTCGTTGTTTGCTTGTGCTTTGGTTACAGTTGGAAGTTGTCCTATAGCACCAGAGATATAGACTGCTGTACCCTTGGTAAGGGTTGCGCCAGTAGAGTTTCGAACTTGCTCAACAAGAACTGAGGCTGGTGATGTTTGAGATACAGCAAGATCAACAGTTGAACCTGTAGTCGTAACAACAATACTTCCATCAGCAGAAGTGATTGACTGAATTAAATCACTTTGGTCAATCTTTTGCCAAACTGTGCCATTGAACAGCAACCAATCACCAATCTGCCAATCAGTGATACCGTCTAAGTTGGTAGAACCAGCGGTAGCAACGATGTAGTAGTAGCCATTGACACCAGTGCTACTCGCAAGTGTTGGTGTATTTGTTGAAGCGTTCCAAGTACCCTGATAACTTAATCCACCACCAGCAATAGATGCCCATGAAAGAGCAGTCCCATTGGTAGTTAGATATTTACCTGAATTTCCTGTCTGACTAGGAATCAGGTTAGTGATCTGAGACTGTAGTGAAGCTAGAGTATCAAGTACAGACTGAGAAGTGCCGCCACCATTAGTAATGACTTTGATGCGTTCTGCAAGGTCAGGAGCAACAACCTCACCAACATTGAGTTCAACACCAGAAGAAAGTGTAATGATAAGACTACCATCAAAATCAATACGAGCAGAGGAAACAGAAATACCATCAACACCATCCACTCCATCACGCCCATCTCGACCAGAGTCACCCTTATCACCCTTTGCGCCATCTCGACCTGCTTTTCCATCTTTGCCATCCCTTCCATCCTTGCCGTCACTACCATCACGACCATCTTGGATAGAAGCAACACGCTTTTCAATAGCATTGCCTACATCGTCAAAACGAGAACGAATGTCAGATTCGATCTTCTTTAGGGCTTGGACAACTAAGTCAACATTCTCACCAATCTTCTTCTTTTGCACTTCTTTGGCTTGAAGAACTGATTGACGCACTGAATCCAAAACAGCCATCTGCTGTTCAGGAGTCATATTCTTGAGAATTAACTCTTTGGCAAGTTTTTCTACATCCATTATTCAGTACCAGTTTGTGCAGAACTCAATTGCTTGGTAAGTTGGTTCAAGAAATCTTCTTCCATGCCTGAAATCTTGTTGTTTTTCTCTGCCATTTGCAGTTCAACAATCTTAGACTTGTTTTTGATGTCAGCTTCTTTCAGCATCAACTCGGCAATCTTAACTCTCTTATCGAATTCCCTAGCCGCTTGGTCATCTTCATTAGGAAGATTCTTTGTCATTGCCGCCATGTTCTTGGCTTGTACTTCTTGAGGCATTAACTGCGCTTCAACAGACAATTTTGTAGCCTCTGCCCGATTTTGTTCAGCTTGAGTGGTGTTTACAGCAATCTGAGCCTGTGCCGCTTGGATAGCCAACTGTTGTTGAGCCTGTTGCATCTGCTGTTGTTCAGGATTTGGTTGCATCATTTCATCCAACTTGGCAATCAACTCCATTCTGTTGCTCAAACTAGAGTTTGCAACGATACCTTTGAGGATAATCGGCAAAACAGGAGTCTCAGCACCCAAAGTTTGCAACAAACCAATGAATTGCTGTTGCTCATACTCACGAGCAATGATGCCAAGGGTGGCAGTAGGCACAAAATTCATGTCCACAGATGGGTAACGCTCTGGGTCAAACTGCATATAGCGGAAAGCCGCCTTCTTGATGAATGGAATCAAGAAATCTTCTTGGAAATTCACCAATGTACGCTTGTATTTCTTGATGATGGAGGCTACTGCCATCGACATACCGCCACCATCACGAGCAGATTGGCTAACCATACCCTGAGAGTCCAGAGTTCCAGTGGCTTGCAACAGCATACGCTCAAATTCTTTGGCAGTTGCTAGGTTATTGGGGTCAGTTTGACCAAACTTAAATGGGTAAAGAATCTCGCTTGGTGCGCCATTGGTAAGAATAGCTTTTCCGGGCTTGACTTCAAACTTCATACCCCTTGGAAGACGAGTTGCATCCATTGCAATCATGGGGGAAGTGCTTAATGCCAATGAATCCAAGTGACTGCGAGTCTGTGCATCAATAGCTTTTTGCATATTGAATGCTTTTTCCACTGTGCCACGACCCAACAAACGATTAGGAATCGTATCGTCTTGGTAACTCAAGACAGGACGATCTTTCATCATGTAAGGGTTTTCCTCAGCCTTGAGCAACAAGCCATCATTGGCAATCACAACAATGGCTTCAACCATGTCTGTGTAGTCTTCAGCGGCTGAATTCTCAGGGAACAAGTCAACAATGTCTTTGTTTTCTGCCAAGTTGTTCAGGTACTCACGAGGCACAAGACCATAGTAGGTCAACAACAGTACCTTTTCATCCTGATACTGAGATACCTCTTGAGTAGGCTCAAGATCAGTGTCTTCATAGGTAGGGGTGATGTCAACCTTGCGGTAGATGCCCTTTTCAATACCAGCAACCACCTTGTGTATTGAGACATACTTCTCAATAGCCACACCCATACAGTCATCAATGGATGTGCCGTTAGGGTCAAACAAGAAGTTCTTTGGGTTGATCGGCATGATTTTCACGCCAATCCTGTCTCTCTCAATCACACCAATTGCGGCTTGACCTTGCATATTGGGAATTGCTTGAGTAGCAGGGATAAACTCTTTTTCAGTTTTGACGATAATTTCGCCAATGCCTGTCCCATAGATTTCAGCCATCAACTCGATCTGGTCGATAGATTTTCTGATTTTGTCTTTTTTGAAGTCTTCCATCAGTTGAGCCTTGATTAACTCAACATCGATGGGGTTGCCGTTTACATCTTGGATATTGTCTTCAATGTCAAAGAACTCGCCTTGACCAAAGATTGCTTCCATGATTTCAGCGTGACGAGTCTCAACTGCTTGCTGAGTGGCAGGAGTGACGATACGGCTACGCTCTGACTCACGAGTCTTGTCTTCTACAGCCCATTGACCACGGAAGATGCGTTCGTATTCAAGCCAATCAGGGAGGAAGTTTGTGTCTCGGTAGTCACGCCACTTTGTGCAATGGTCAGTAACAAATGCTGTCAGTTCTTTATCAGCCTCAGTAGGCTCATAAAATTCGTTTTGTTCAAGTTTGACTTCTTTATCTGTTGCCATTTATATCCCCGAAATTACATCTAGTGGTTGCCATTCATCTGAGTCATCTTCCTCAAAGTATGAAGTGACAGCAAGTTGGTCGATGTATGACAAAGAGTCGGGTAAGTCATCATGTACACCATTGGCAGGGAACATTAAGAGTTGGTCTTTGAATTCATCCCAATCTTCCTCAGAGTTCAGCACAATGCGCCCATGCTCAAACCGCCCTTGGAGACTCCAGATAATCCTGTCTGTCTTTTTCCTGTTGCCATGCGTTAAGTCAACTATGTGTGAATATACATTATTTTTCCGCATTAAGTCACTCAAATACGGCAAAACTGCATTTTTTAACGCTCCCCTCTCAATTCCAACTGCCAAAGGGCGGTATTCCCTCATTTTCAACAGAATCGTAGCGGCTGTTTCCCTGATGTCCCACCGACCATAAGCAATCTCTTTGACAAACCATTTCCCATCGTCTGTCACCTTGACCACAGAAATAGCTGTCTGATCTAATCTTTTCTTAGAATTAGCGGCTTGTTTGGCAACTTCTTCAAATCCAGCCAAGTCCACAGCAATGTAGTAGCTTCCATAGTCAGGCTCAACACCATACTTCAACCATTCTTCTTTGAAGACATCGCTACCCGCATTGTCGAAAGAAGCCATATACTCTTGCTTGAAAGCGAAGCTCGAAAGGGTTTTCTTTGCGCTCTCGATTTCAGAGGGGTCTATCAGGGGGTTGTCTTTGGTGGTGAAATGCCAACTTTTCCAATCTGAATCGGATTCTGAGTTCCCAAGTTTGAAGATGTCATAAAAGAAGTTACGACCCTTGGGAGTACCGATGAACATAGCCCGACCTTTTTTGTCAGACAGAGAAGCACGAATAACCTGTTCCCATGCTTCTGGTTTGATGTCGGCAACCTCGTCAAGCACAGCGTAGGTGAGTGACACTCCTCGCAGAGTATCTGGGCGATCTGCACCTCTAACATAGATTTTTGCTCCGTTTATCAGGGTGATGTCCATGTTATTGATGTGGCTTGACTGAATAACCTCTCTACCCAACTCCATCAAGACATCCCAAATAATCTGTCTTGCTTGACCATTGGTGGGCGCAACATACAGCACAGCCGAACCAGCGGTACATTGCAAACCTTCAATCAGGAGGGTAACGGCTGACAGGCGTGACTTACCGCAACGCCGACCAGCGGCAATGACTTTAAACCTTGTTTTATCAGCAAAGACTTCTTGTTGCCAAGGGAGGAGACTGAAGTTCAGATCAGACATCTTTGCTTTCTATATCTTCGGCATCAATCGTAGGGTTTTCCCCAATAGTGACACCACCTATGCCTGAGATGGTGATGTTGACAGCGGAACGCTGTTTTCCTTCTTTTTCAAATAGTGAAACGGGAAGCATTCTGTCCATACAGAGTTTGAGTGCCGCCATCTGTGCAGGGTGTTCATCATTCATTGCAATCTCGACTGCTTTGTAGACGACATTAGAACCAGCACTGTTTATCAGGAGGTCTTTGAGTTCTTTGATTTTCTGTTGTTCAGTCTTGGGTAGTATGAGAGCAGTGGGGTTGTCTGCATACTTGGATAAGGTCATCTTCCCAGAACCTTTGGGTCTGCCCTTGGTTTTCTTCAAGCTATCAGGGAGTGCATCTACTACATTCATCTTTTGTCCAGTTAGGGAAGAAGTTTTGTTGGTGGCTTCCATAAAGCAGGATTGGGTTCAATTCAACAACAAACAAAATCCCACGGAGCTAAACCGTTTCCACCAACACGGCTGAAGACTGCGTTGGACTCACCAGCTTTCAAAGTGAACAGTCTTCATGCGTCTTGGAAGTTAGTACACACTTTACACGAGAATCAGATTCTTGTATAGTGGAGGTAAGTTTGATTGCGCCAAACTATGAGCCTTTTAGAAGTGGTACAGCCTCCGTGCATTCGGGGGGCGCAACTGTGCCACCCCTAAAGGGCTTTTTTTATGGCAATTTATAGCAAGACAGGAATGACAGCAGTCAAGAAACAGCGTAAGGCTAGAGCCGCCAAAGCTAAGAAAACCTTGGACAAACTAGCCGAATCCAGTCCAGTCATTCAGGCGTTAATCAAGAAAAAGGCTTCTCAAATAGCTTGGACTATGCAAAAGAAGTCTCCCAAGAAGAAGGTTGAGCTCCTGCCACCACCTGTTTATTTCTTTGGGATGGGTAAAGACTTCTATAAGACTAGGGAATGGCGGGATGTCAGATACAAGGCTTTGGTTAAGTTTGGCAAGAAGTGTCAGGCTTGTGGGGAAACCAGTGGATTTATTCATGTTGACCACATTCTTCCAAGATCAAAGCATCCAAAACTAGAACTTGATATTGAGAACTTGCAAGTATTGTGTGAGGCGTGTAACATTGGTAAATCCAACACGGATACAACTGATTGGCGTTACAAGTAAAGGGATGTCGGGTGTGGCAGTCGCACCCTCAAAGGCATGAGATATACGGTTGCCCAACATAACCCGACAGGGAAGTAAGGGCGGTGGCTATAAAGAGGTACGCACTGGAAACAGTAATACGACCTGATGCCCCACAGAGATTAACTTAACTCTGTACGCTATACGACACCCACCCTAGTCTAGGGACTCTCAAGACCATGAGATGTACTACGACTGCCTTGCTACGCCCATACTATCCTGATTACCCCTTCCTTTTAAAACCAGACTTATTGTGTTGGACAGTCTGATTTAGCTTTTCGTGTGCGGAGGAGGGTTCACAAATATTTACAACACCACGCATACCCCCTCCCCCCTATCAAAGTGAGCACTTGCTTCGCAAGTCTCACCAGAGGTGAGCACTCACTTACAAGTAAGCACTCACACACATAGAAGTGAGCGCACACTAACCTGTTGGTCGGGAAGTTAGCACTAACTAACATTGTGCAAATGAGAATGATAATGAGAACGATTCGCATGTAGAGGCGATGTAGCATTATCCCTACACCTTAACAACTTCCAGTCATAAGAACAAAAAGCAATATCAAAAGGCATGGCTATAACTTCCGACCAGAAAGAATATAACTCTTTGTGATTCTTAGGGTTTTGGAGGTGTCTTATAAATCAATGACTTACGAGAGTTGGCACGATTCTTTCACCTATATATATGTAAGGTGCAGAAAAATGCCCTTATACAGTTCAACAAGTGTCAACAAGAAAGGCGTACAACATGAGCAATCTATCCTTAGAAGTAACTTTAAGAGGCGGAGACAAGAAAGTCTTCCCACTATCCTTCAGAGCCTCTGAATACCACCAAGCGGGCAGTTGGCACGAGTTTTTGATGCCCTGCATGGATCGGCTCGAAGAAGTCCACCTAGAGATGTTTACAGGCGATTATGCTGCTTGGGAAACAGTTTCCTATCACTACGGTGAAGGTGTCACTACCAAGGGCGAGGTGGAGGCCGAAGACTTCGAAGAAGACAAGGGCTATCAATATGCTTGGCAAATGCTTCTTGACGGCAAACCTGCTTCTTATGCTGAAGTCGATCAATCCCTGAATTGCGATTTTTGGTTAAAGATTTCTTCTTCTAACCAAGAAGACAAAAACTTCATCCCTCTGCACAAAGAAGGTGGCGAGTTGGATATCTCGGACGCTATTTATCAGGCCGCTGATATTGACTCCCAAAACGGCACAGAAGAAGACGGCACACACTACGGCCAAGTTTTAGAGGCAATCGAGCCAATCCTTAAGCGTCAAGTTGACTTTGTCAAAACCACGATTGACGGCATCAACTACGAGTTTTCTTTGAGCCGTTGCGCTGAGTAACTTGGTAGGCTCGAGATTGCCATCTCGGGTTTTTCTTCTTGGTCGGGAAAGTTTTTCCTTGGTCGTTTAAATTTTTGAAAGGCTTCAATCATGAAATTACAAACTATTAACAGTTCACGTTTAACCTGGACAATTAACCCTTCTCAATATTCTGATGTCTCAGAAATCTATTGTGCAGACGGAGACGGACTAGTCTCTGTCAATAAAAGGCTCTCAGGGGTTTATTGTGTTACTTGTTACTATGTCACTTGTGAGTTCTCTGAGGCTATCCAAGGCATCTACGCAACCCTAGAGGAGGCTCTAACCAAGGGAGAAGCCCTTCTCCTTGAGTATTACCCTGAAATCTATGAAGAAGCAATGTTTTGGGATGAGGAGGCGCAATCATGAAAAAAGACATTATTTTGGCTATTGTTTGTCTCGCAACCTTTGCTTATATTGGCGTTTTATTGGCTTGGAGAGGCTAGTCTTTAGACTGTTGGATATCCGAGTTGGGTATCCTTCAGCCTAGCGATTGGCTAGGGCTTAACTTTAAAAGGTGTCAACATGAGCAACGAAAAATACAACGGTTGGACAAATTACGAGACTTGGCGTGTCAACCTGGAAATTTTTGACGGACAAGATTTGCATGATTTGATTGGAAGTCCAAAAGAGTGGGAAGAACCTGACGCTTACGAAATTGGCAAGATTCTTGCGGATTATGCAGAAGAAGTTGTTTTTGCAGGTTGTCGTTATGATGAAAGAGGACAAACTAACCTCATGCAAGACTATGCAAGAGCCTTCTTGCAGGATGTTAATTGGTACGAAATTGCTGAACACCTTATTGCTGCTTCTTTAGAAAATGAGGTGACAGAATGAGAAATTACGAAATCATTCATACAGAAGACACTAGAGGCTTCCATATTGTTTTTAGCGTCACGCCTGAAGACTGCCACCCAAGGGACTGTTTCGACCTTACAGAGGAGGAACTAGAGGACTTGTGCGACAAGATTGACAAAGGTATTTATGTGTGGTTTGACGCAAGGGTAGAGGTTTATCAGCAGGGAATTCTTTTGGGGTCTGATTTTCTTGGGGGGTGTCTTTATGATACGCCAATGACTTTTGTCAAAGAGTCGGAATACTATGATGACATGATAAATAATGCCATTGCAGAGGCAAACCATAACCTTGAAAAACTCTATGAATCACGCAATGAGGTGACAGCATGACAAAGAATCAAGAATTGAAAAGTAAAGCAGTTATGCTTGCACTAAAAACCCAAGATGCTTATTCTGTTCTTGCCTATAGGAATTGGGCTGCTGTTTGTACTTTTTTGCTTAAAAGAGGCTACACAGAAGACGAGGCAGAAGCAATTTTGCGTTCTAAGTGGATGCGTTGGGCAGGAGACTTCTCCAAAAAGAATAAATACGGATACCTAACAAGTGCCGATGTTGCAAGGTTTTTAGATTCTGGAACTGGAGTATCTCAAGAAGAAATTCGACAATTAATGGGGGTTCAATGATTTACGCAACGATTGCACTTCTACTAAAAATCATCCTTAGAAAATAAATTAGCCTCCTTCGGGAGGTTTTTTATTTCCCGACCAACTTAAAACCCTTTTAGCGGTTTCTTTGTATCTTCTTTGTCCTGACTACCTTCTTCCATAATGTGCGCCTTATAGGGGCTTCTATAGCCTCCAATTGTGGTTCGTGTTGGGTTTCATCGTTTAGGATTCCTGCCGTAATGCCTAGAAGCTCATAGTTCATTGTTGGACGCAATCCAAGGTTGTAGCAATGCTGATACCAAGAAACGCATTCATAAAACCCGTCAATGATGTCTCCTTGCCCTGCCGCCAATAGAACGGCTTCTTCGGCTTCTTTTAGTTTCCTTTGTAAATAGCCTCTGTCTGGATTTCTGAGCCTAGCCATTGATCTTGAACCTTAAAAAGTCAGCAATTAAAAGGGCTTCTGCTATGTTGTGATCTCCCTTTTTCCTGATATGCATTCCTGCCTCTTTCCACTTTTCCCTTGCCAAAAGGATTGAATCGTATTTATCCCGACCAAGCCCATGATGCTTTTTCCATGATTGAGGACTGATGAAGGTTACAGGGTAGCGAGTCAGGATTGCAACGGCTTCGATTGCACCAGCGGCTCGCATGAACTTAGCGGTTGATGAAGCCCCTTGGTTTGGCATGGCATGAACGGCCTCCATACCAATTTCTCCACCTTCTTTGGGGTCAATAAAGGTTGATAGGGTATCTACCAATGCAAGAGGCAAGATTCTGCCTTCCTCGTGGGCTATGTAACAGGCATCTATGAACTTTCCATTGTGGTCAATTGCGGCAATTGCGCCAGAGATAGCTCCGGGGTCGATTCCAATATAGATCATTTAATCTCCAC